GGGATCGCGCTCTTCCCCGCCACCGACACGATCTGGACGAAGGGGACGGCGATCCTCGCGCCCGAGAAGGTGAAGGTGACGAAGGCGTCAAGCTCCAATCCGGGTGATGCCTGCTACCTGATCGGGGTGGACTCGGGGATCGAGTTCTGGATCGGCCACATGGTCGAGGCTCCCGCCGTCGGGAAGGTCATCAACAAGGGATCGACCATCGGCAAGGTCGGTGCCTGGAGCGGCTACACGCCCCACGCCCACATCGGGATCAACGTCGAGAACATCTGGGGCAACGGCAAGGAGTTGAAGCACGGGAACAACTACTCCGTGTCCGGCATCCCGACGATGCGGAAGCAGTTCCAAGACCACTAGAATCTGAGGCGGTAGATGTGCTGACGGACGGCCCTTACAGGGGCCGTCTGTCGTTGTAGCCATGCTGTCCCCATGAGACAGCGCGGCACCGAGTGGGTGGCGGTCATCATCGCCATCGGCTTCGTCATCGGCTTCAACCTCTTCTGCTTCGCCGTCCTCTACACGGCGGTGAAGAGCGATGCGCCCCTGTCGGAGAACGCGACCCAGGTGCTGTCGGGCTGGGGCGGCGGCATGGTCGGACTTCTCGGCGGCTTCGTCGGGGGAGGTTTTGTCGGCTACCGGACTGCTGTCCGATCCCACGGCGATCATCCAAGGGACACCGAGGAGGACTGATGCAGCCATTCACCGCAGCCAAGGAAGCCAGCGTGATCAACCGGATTCCGGTCGGGCGGCGCACGGAGTTGCTGAACAAGATCAGCCGCAACGCGAACGCCCCCGGTGGAGCGAAGCGCCAGTGCCTCGCAGGATCCATCCAGCCCAACGGTCGAGCGCAGCAGGCAGCGCTTCAGCGCCTCGCCAACACCCTGGGCATCTACGCGGTCGAGTCGAACCCGACCGGGCCGCTCGCGGTCTCAATCGGTGGCGCGATCCCCGCGACCGTCTCGGTCGAGTCTGGGACTCCCGCCTCCGCGAACATCGTCGCCGGGGTTGCCCCCGCGCCGCCGCCGCTCGTCCCGACGACGTGGGGCGCGGCAGGCACCTACTCGCTCACCGAGCAGGTCGGCAACACCCTGGCCGGGAACGCGAAGCTGGTGGTCGCATGACCGTCGTCCTCTGCCCCGACTGCATCGCCAACCAGGGAGACCTGGGCGAGCCGTCGCACGCTCGCTGGCGCGGCCCCGACGGGGAGGCGTACTGCTCGATGCACTTCATTCACCGCTTCGGCCACGGTGAGAGGCTCGTCCCGATTGAGGGCTATGAGCCTCCGGCGAAGGCGAAGAAGCCAGCACCGCGCAGGCCAGCCCAGGTCTCCTAATGGCCTGCTCTGCCCTGCCTCGAGGAACTCGTCAGGCCGCTCCGCACACCGGGCCTCCGTTCAACGACTACTCCGACAACAACCCCTGCGGCAAGCCGCACATCACGACGATCAACGGGGTCGCTGTCGCTGACGGTCTCTGCCTTCCGCACTACGCCTTGAAGAACGGGCTGGCGGCGATCACCGCACCGCTCGTCTTCGCACCGTAGGCTTCCTCCGTGGCGACACGGGAGGAGATCCAGTCAGCGGTCAAGATCCGATACGAGCGGATGAAGGCGGAGATCGACCGCTCGCACGAGCATCCGGGCGAGTGGCTGCGGCACACGAAAGCCGTTGACGCCCGGACAGGAGAGGTGTTCCAGTTCGGGTTCGACAACGGCTGGGAGTGGCAGTACGCAGAGTTGACCGCCTTCCGCGACGAGCGGATCTCGCTCAGGCTGAAGGCCCGACAGCTTGGGATCTCATGGTTGGCTATCGGATACGGACTCTGGAAGGTCTTGGCTACGCCGGGAACCAGGGCGATCTGCGTCTCGATCAACGAGACCGAGGCAGGGAAGCTGATCAACCGCGCCTGGGATCTGTGGGAGAACACGCCCGAGCATCTTCGCTTCGGGGCCAAGGTGATCAAGCCGTCGAAAGGAAGGCCGACAGAGAGGATCGAGTGGGTCTTCCCTGACGGCAAGATCTCGTCGCTTGTCGCCATGCCCTCGACACCTCGAGCGGGACACGGCGAGGTGGCGACCCTCGTCATCCTCGACGAGTTCGCACGGCACCAGTACGCCGAGGAAGGGTGGAAAGCCTTCATCCCTGTCGTCGCTGACGGAGGCCAGATCATCATCGTCTCCACCGCGAACGGGATCGGCGGCATCTTCTACGACCTCTGGATGAACGCGGAAGAGAGAGGGGTGACAGCGTCCTTCCTTCCGTGGACGAACCATCCCCGAAGAGACGAGGCGTGGTACGACCGCGTGGCCCGAGCTCTTTCCGAACACGACCGGGCCGAGCAGTATCCGCTCACCCCTGCCGACGCCTTCATGGGAACGGCTGGCTGCTGGTTCGACACGGAAGCGCTGGCCGAGTACGCGGCGTCAGCACCGGAGCCGAAGTACCGATTCCAGTGGGCGACCGACGAGACCGGGGCGAAGGCCACGCTGACCAAGCGCAAGGACGGCTGGATCAAGCTGTGGCATCCGCCAGAGGAGAACCACGAGTACGCGATTGCGGTCGACGCGGCGACAGGCCGGGGAGAGGACTACACCTGCTTCTACGTCATCGACCTGACGGAGATGAAGCTCTGTGCCGAGTTCCACTCGCGGATCGACTCGGACATCGCCGCCGAGCAGATCCACTTCACGGGACGGATGTTCCACACCGCCCGTGTCGCGGTCGAGCAGGGCGGCGGCTACGGAGACGCTATCGTGGTGGCGCTTCGGGATGGCAGGAAAGGACGGCCTGCCTACCCGAAGCTCTACCGCCACGTCGCCGGGGACAGGCCGGACTGGAAGCCAGCCGCGGCCTACGGGTTCCCGATCTCCTCGAAGACGAGGCCGCTGATCATCAACCAGGCGGAGCAGGCGATCAGGGAGAAGGTGCTGCCGTTCATGCCGATGGACTTGGTGCTTGAGTGCAAGACGTTCGTCAAGCGCCCCGTCAATCCCTCCCCTGCCGCTTCCAACGGATGCCACGACGACCGGGTGATGGCGTTCTGCATCGCGCTCGAGATGTACCGCCAGTACGGGGCGCATCCGAACGACGCCAGGAAGCGGAGGAAGAAGCGAAAGTACCGCCCCTCGTATGCGTGGGAGTAACTTGGAATCCCAAGTTGTCCTCCGTCTCGCGCATACTGGCTGGGTGAACGCCGACAAGGGAGACTGAGATGGGGATGATGATGCCACCGGATGCACCGCCGATGGACGCGCCCCCGGGTGGCGGCGGCGGTCTTCCTCCAGAGTTGATGGCCGCGCTTGGCGGCGGCGGCGCTCCGCCGGACATGGGGCCACCGCCTGGGCTCAGCGAGGGGATGCCGATGGAGGGCGGCGGAGGGCCGATGCTGACCGAAGGCCCGGGGGCCGGGATGGGCGAGGACGAGATGATGCCTGCCGATTCGGAGATGTCTCCCATCGACCACATCCGTCAGGCCATCGAGCATCTGAAGGCAGCGTTCGACCTCGATGACGACGACGAGCGCGGCTCCCAGGTGACCGGGTCGCTGGCCTCGTTGCAGAAGATCCTCGGCGGCGAGCAGGCGAAGGACAACAAGCTGTCGCAGGCGCTCGGCGGATGAGCAAGAACGTCGACCCGTACACCGAGATCGAGGCGAACGACGCCCTCAATCTCGTCACGGGCGCAATGAACGAAGCGGAGAAGTTCTCCTCCAACTACGCCCAGAAGGTCGAGACCCGCTACCGCGCCTACCGCGGGATCGCGGAGAAGCGCCAATCGGGGACGGACTCCTGGCGCTCCAACCTGACGACGCCGTACATCCTCCAGACGGTCGAGGGGATGATCGCCACCATGCTCGACCCGAACCCGCGCTGGGAGGTGAAGCCTCGCCCCCAACCGTTCGAGGCTGTCGAGATCATCCTGGCCCGAACATCGTCGGGGAGGATCGCATCAGCGGCGCTTGAGTGGGCGATGCAGAACGACGACTTCCACCTGAAGCAGCGCCCGTTCATGCAGCAGGATCTGATCGCAGGGAAGACGGTCGCCAAGGTGGTCTGGAAGACGCGGAAGACGAAGCGCACCGTCCTCACTCCGACCGAGGCCCAGATCATGGATCAGTACGGGACGGTGGTGCAGACGTTCCCGACCACGGAGGAGAAGGAGCAGACCGTCACCACCTTCGACGGCCCGACGATGATCGTCAGGGATGTGCGGGACTTCTTCCGGCCAGAGTCGGCGCAGGGAGTCGATGACGCCGCCTGGGTGATCGACAGGTCGTGGGAGACCTACCAGTGCCTGAAGGAGAAGGAGCAGGCGGGTCTGTACAAGAACGTGGACGAGGTCAAGAACGCGCAGAACAGCCAGCTCGAGCAGCAGTACACCGACCGCGAGCAGCTTCTCCGCAATCAGGAGCGCACCGCTGGCCTGATCGAAGTCCTCGAATACTGGACGGACGACAGGGTGATCACCGTCGCCGCTCGAACCGTCGTCCTCTCCGACATCCCGAACCCGTACCGCAACGGGCGCAAGCCCTTCGTCGTCTGCTCCGCGATGCCGGACGCCTTCCAGATGGACGGCATCTCCGTGGTCGAGTCGCTGGCCCAGATTCAGGAGTACCTCTGGTCGATGCAGAACCAGCGCCTCGACAACATCAAGATCATGAACAACCACATCACGCTGATCCGAAGCGACGTGGATGACCCGGACGCCTTCGAGTTCTTCCCCGGCGCCCAGTGGTTCGTGGAGGACACCGAGCAGGTGAAGCAGCTTCCCGTCGATCCGACCCTTGGTGAGATGACGCTCGCCACCGAGCAGCTTCTCAAGGGCGACCTCCAGAACATCATGGGCGGTCTGCCGATGGCGGGTGGGGTGAGCTCCGGCACCATCGACCAGCAGACGGCGACGGGCATGAACATCATCACCGGGATCGCGCAGAAGATCATCCAGGCCCGAAAGCAGCATTACGCCTGGGCCTTCGCTCAGGTCGGTGAGCAGTTCCTCGGGCTGATGGGCCAGATGATGCGGAAGGATCGGATCATCCAGGTGGTCGGCAAGTCCGGGGCCGAGGCGCTGATGGTGCTGAACCCGCTCGACTTGCAGGGCGACTTCGACGTTCAGGTGAACGTCCTCGACGACGTGATGCTCCAGGGCGAGCGGAGAGCTTCCGCCCAGGCGCTGATGCAGGCAGCGGCCGGAGTCGCGGCCCTCTGCCCGGTCAACATGAAGGCGTACATGGAGAACCTGCTCGACGCCTACGACATCCGCGACAAGCCCAAGTACTTCATGCCGGATCCGGGCACGGCAGGCGCAGCCCAAGCTCCTGTGCAGACATCAACGCCGTCTGCCGGGAACGTCCAGCAGGCTCAGACCCAGGCACCTCCTGTCCCCGGGATGGCACCGGGCCTGACCGCACGCCCTGATCCGCAGGTCGCGGCGGCGGCGCAAGCGTCGTCCGGTTCGGCGCTTGCTCCTGCTGGGCGACAGCAGTAGTGCCTCTCACCCGCGAGCAGGAGAACGAGCTTCGACGCCGTCAAGGTGAGGTCTCCTCGATCTACAAGAACCCCTACTGGGGGACGTTCGTGGAGGAGGGCGAGAAGAAGATCGTCAAGCTCGAGAAGCTGGCGCTGAACATCGCCCTGTCCCCGAACGGTGCCGAGCAGCGTAAGCTGGACGAGATCCGCGGTTTCATCGCCGCGGTCAGATGGATCCTCGGCACCCCTCCTTCCGCAGAGAACTCGCTCAATGCGTTCCTCCGAAGACAGGGGATCGAGACTGACGGCGACGAATAGAAAGGGCCAACGTGAGTGGAATCGCAGACGACGAACGGATGGACGAAGGTGACTTCGCCGACTTCCTGACCGAGACGGTGTTCAGCCCGGAGGCACAGGCGGAGACCCCGGAGCCTGACAACTTGGAATCCCAAGTTGAGACCCCGGAGGTGGAGGAGGAAAAAATCCTCCCCGATCCCGTCTTCGAGGAGAAGCCGGAGACGACGCAGGTTGAGACTCCCGATGAGCCGGCGTTGCCAGAGACCGTCGAGGAGCCCGAGTACGCAGTCTGGGCGCGCAAGCAGTTCGGGGACGACCTGAACCTCGCTGACCCGCAGATCGCCAAGCTCGCAGAGTCCCGCTACGAGGCCGAGAGAATGGTCGGCCGCTCGCAGGCGGAGCTTCAGGAGCAGCGCCGTCTGATGGAGGAGGAGGACACCCGTCGCCGGGTCGCCTCCCTGCATGAGCGCTCCGACCTGACGGAAGACGAGTCGGACTGGGTGGACATGGCGGTCGAGTCGGAAGACCCTGCCGCATTCGCCGTCGCCGCCCTGGAGAACGACAGACGGGATCTGTATGGGTCGATCCTCGACAGATGGGCCACACAGGGAGAGTCGCAGTCGGCACGGGTTCGAGACCTCCATGCTCGCGTCGTCGCCGCCTACTCCCAGCCTGCGCCAGATCCACAGGCCCAGTACCGTGAAGCGCTGGCGCAGTCATTCAGCGAGGTGGGGCTGAACGTGCAGCAGCACGGTAACGTCATCCTCGCCAAGGCTTCGGAACTGGGTGACACCAACCCGTTCGTGCGGGGGATGATGTCGCCCAACCCGGAGATCCGCTCGATGTCGGTGAGGGCGGTCTGGGATCTAGCCCAGTCCTCCCAGGTCACCGTGCAGAAGGTCGCCCGGGACGACGAGGTTGCTGCGCGGGTGGCGGAGGAGCGGCTCCGCGAGGCCGCGGCCGGAGTCGGCAACGGAACCGTCCATCAGGCACCCCCGAAGAGGCAGGGCAGCTTCTGGGACGAGTTCGATGAAGAGGTCGCGGCCAAGGGTTGGGACGGGGCGATTCCGGGGTATCAGACCGAGCGGTAGGAGGGTATGGTCGGTAGGCCTGCCGGAGCCGTGATAGGTTTCGGCAAGGCCATCGACCACCCACTGGGCACGGTCAGGCATTCGGGCACCGCGAGCGTCGCGGCACTCCCTCCGAAGCGAGCTTCCTACCACTCGACTCCGAAGGAGTAGTCATGCCTGACGTTGCTGTCGGCCAGTTCATCTCGACCGAAGAGGTCGTGGCCGAAGAGAAGGTCGTCGACATGGATCCGAAGATGCGTCTTCTGGATCCCGACCAGACCCAGTTCGTGACGATGTCCTCGCGCACGAAGTCCCGCCCCGCCACGCGGGAGAAGGTCAACTGGCTCGAGGAGCAGTACATCAACCGCGTCGTCGCGCTCACCGCCGCCTACACCGCAGCAGGCCCGACGCTGACGGTCTCGGCGGCAGACGGAGCATCCGTCTTCAAGGACGATGTCGTTCGCAACATGAGGACGGGCGAGGCGTTCCTCGTCACGGCCTCGGTCGGCGGAGCGCTCACCGTCGTCTCCGCCCTCGGCACCGGATACCAGGGTTCCCTGGCGTCGGTCGCCGGGAACATCGGGGACAAGCTGCTGGTCGTCGGTGACGCCCAGAAGCAGGGTGCCGACTTCCCCGACCCCCGCTACTCGCAGCGGGTCAACCAGTTCAACTACACGCAGATCACCCGCACGTCGTGGAGCTTCGCTGGCACCACGACCGCCATCGAGCTTTATGGTGGCCGCGAGCCTGCGAAGGAGGCCGCACGCAAGGCGGTCGAACACAAGCGGAAGCTTGAGGCGGGTGGCTTCTACGGCGCTCGGGACTACCTCACGGCGGGGCAGGATCCGCAGGGCTTCGCGGGTGGCCTGATCGAGTTCATCCAGACGAATCGGCAGAACGTCGCAGGCGAGCTGACCTCCGACTTCCTCGACTCGTTCCTCGCCACGGTGCTGGCGAAGGGCTCGAACGACAAGGTCATCTACACGGGCACCATCGGCGCCTACTACATCTCGAGGTTCAACCGGAGCGGCCAGGGCGCGTTCTGGAAGCCCTCGAACGAGAAGGTGCACGGCGTCAAGGTCGACGGCTTCATCTCCGGCGTGTTCGGGACGCTCGTCCCGGTCGTCGTCAAGAAGGAGTGGGCCGACTTCCCATCCGGCGTCAACGGGTACAACGGCAACCTGTTCGTGGTCGACCAGTCGAACGTCGAGCGTCGGCCGCTTCGTGACCGCGACACCAAGCTGCTCACGCAGCGGCAGGGGCCGGGTCAGGATCGGGTCGCCGCGGAGTACCTGACGGAGACCTCGTGGGAGATCGCGCAGGAGAAGACCCACGGACTCCTCACGGGAATCGCGTAGAACGATCCGTTAGCATCGGCGGGGCGGGGCTAGGTTGGCCCTGCCTCGTCCCGCCGATACCAAGGGCCAACGAACGGAGCCAGATGAGACTGATCGCGCAGTACCCCAACTACCGGATTCAGGTTCAGCCGATGCGCGTCAAGGGTCTCGGTGACGGAACCTCAGAGACGCTTCAAGAGCCTCTCTACCTCCAGTTCGACCACGACGGCCTGATCTACGAGAACGAGATCGCGGAGTCGAAAGCCCACTTCTCGTTCAAGGGCCAGTACCAGCATCAGGACGAGGCGACCCCGGTCGATCCGATCTACCGGATGTCCGTCTTCGACACGCGCACCCTCGATGAGGGGCAGCGCGAGATCGCGGAGGCGTTCATGCGCCACCAGCTTCAGATCGGCAACACCGACTTCATCATCGTCGAGTCGACGCCGATCCCCCGCCCCTGGCCGAACTACGACCGCACGAAGGACGCGAAGAAGATCGCGGCCAAGGTGGTCGAGGACGGCTACAAGATTCAGGACGTGATCGACTACGAGCGCCTCTTCGGTCAGAACCGGGCCGACGTGATCGAGGCGCTCGAGGCCGTCGAGACGGACGAGGTCGTGGTCGTCGCGTGAAGTTCGATGATCTCGTCATCGACGCGGAGAACAACACGGACGGCAGAGTCGTCGTGATGCCGGATGGCCGGGAGATGACGGAGGCCACGATCACCCTCTCTGAGGAGGGGGAGGCGATGATGAAGCAGGGCTACCTGTGCGGCAACTGCCTTCAGGACTTCGCCAAGATCGGCCTCGGCGCGTTCCCAGAGGAGTGCCCTGTCTGCCACTTCAAGGTGCGCGAGTTGCAAGGGGAGCAGCTTCGCCGCCAGGATGTCGGAGAGGTGGAGCTCGGGTCGCGGATCTCTCTGTCCGATGAGCTAGACAGAATGGGCGAACTATGGCTCCCCGAAAGCTGAAGCCCGGATCCGTCTACGACGGCCCCAAGGCGATCCTCACCGACGAGGATGGCCTTGTCGCGCACTACGCGCTCAACAAGGACGGGGAACCGATCGCTCGTCTGATCCAGATCGACCTCGCGCCCGACGATCCGAACGACGGCTCCGAGGAGTACCGCATCGCAGCCGACGACGACCCGGTGCAGCAGACCGGGAACGTAGTCGAGTTCGAGCTAGAGGAAATCCACGGCAAAGCATCATCGGAGGCGTGACATGGACGCAGTGCTACAGCCAGTGACATTCGCTCCAGTCCGCTTCCAGCTTGGCGCGGGTGCGGAGCTTCTGCGCGATCCGCTCAGGGACGCCGATCTCCCCAAGGAGATGCTGGCCCGTCTGCGGAAGTTCTACGACCGGATCCTGATGGCCTCGGGGAAGAGCAACTACTTCTCGGAGAAGCTCCGCAACGAGGTGCTGGGCGCGGTCGCTTTCGCCGCCCCGGCGAACATCTACTTCGGCCTCTGGACGACGGCGGCAGGCACGAACATGTCGGCCTACACGGGGGCGACGGCAGGCGAGGTCTCGGGTGGAGCCTACGACCGGGTGACGAAGGCGAACACCACCGCCAACTTCGCCACCATCGTCGGCATGGCCGCGAAGGTCAACTCGACGGCGATCACCTGGGTGACGGCGTCTGCCAACTGGAACGCCTCCGCGGTGATCCCGCAGCTTGCGGTCTTCGACGGCAACCTGAAGACCGCCGCCGACAACCTGCTTCTCTGGGGCGACTTCACGACGGCGAAGTCGGTTCTCCTGGGCGACACCGCTCAGATCAACGTCGGGGCTTTCTCCTACACGGACACCTAGTCCCTGATGGCAACAGTCGCTTTCGACTGTGCCGTCGCTGGTAACGAGGCTCGCTCAGGCGAGTACCTTGCGGGGCAGTTCCTGGCGGGGTACGACCCTGTCCGCTTCACCGCGAACCTGACGAACCTCCAGTTCGTCCCGGTCACCGGGGGGATCGCGGGTCAGGCGGCGGTAGCTCCGTCCCTCTCCGTCGTCCGGGCGGTGGGGGCGACAGTCGCGGGGCAGGGCGCGGTCACCACCACCCAGAGTCCGGCCCGGAACATCGGGGCTACAGTCGTCGGTGCCTCGGCAGTCGTAGCGCAGCAGGCTCTCGTCCGGGGCTTCGCTGCGGCGGTTGCCGGGGCGTCGGCGGTCAACGCCACCCCGCGCACCTTCGTCACGCTCGCGGCGGCGATCACCCGGCAGGCGGCGGTCAGCGCGGACATCATCCGGGTCGGGATCGTCAAGGATCTCGCCTGCACCGTCGCACGGGCGGCGTCTGTGGCTCCGTCGATGTCGGTGCAGAACGCGAGCTTCGTCAACCTCGACGCCGACGTTCACGGGCAGGCGGCGGTCGCAGCGCAGGCCGTGAGGACGGTCGGCTTCGGCTGCTCGGTGGCGGGAGCGGCGACCGTGGCCCCCACACTCCGCACCTCGACGCCGCTCGCGGCCAGCATCTCGACGGCGGGAGCGGTGGCCGCGGCGATGACGGTCGCCTCGCCCACCTACGTCACCTTCGCCGCCTCCGTCGCGGGGCAGGCCACGGTCAGCGCCGACGCTCAGATCGGCTCGACGCGCCTGCTCGCCGCTGCCGTCGCGGGGCAGGCATCGGTCGATGTCGGCCTCGGGCGGCTCGTCCTCTTCTCCTCCTCCGTCACCGGGGCCGCGTCGGTCATTGCGGCCACCACGAAGATCGTCCCGCTGGAAGCGCGGATCCAGACCATCGTCCCGATCTGCGGCGAGAACCTCTGCAACGTCCTCGCCATCGGAGGGCCGTTCATCGTCGGCGGCTTCTCCGGGCCGCACTCGGTGATCACGTCGAACTTCGTCCGCTTCCTCTCATGGATGGAGATCCCTGTCGCGGGGCAGGCGAGCGTCACGGTCGATCTCGGCCCGGTCAGGAACTTCAGCCCGGTGGTCGAAGGTCAGGCCGAGATCGTCGCGGACATCGTGCGGAAGCTCTCGCTCGTCGCCCCGATCCACGGGCAGGCGGAGCTCAAGGCCAAGATCAACCTCGACTGGCTGGTTCCGACAGACCCGGTCGATTGGATTCTCCATCCGACCGTCGACAGGGACTTCATCCTTATCCCGACGACACCCGGATTTGCCGACCTCGTTCCCACCGTAGACTCGGACGTGCTGCTCGAGCCCACCGACGAGGAGGACTGGGTGCTGGTTCCGACGACGGAGAGGACGATGTGATCCGCATGAGCCTCCATACTTCAGCCTGATGGCCCGTCCTCGCACCCCACCTGTGATCAACCCGCAGGCGTACACGCCCACGGTGTGGCAGGACGGGGTCACGCCTGTCAACGCCGTCAACCTGAACAAGCTGGAGCAGGGGCTGGCGGCGGCGGTCGGGATTCCCGCCGACGTGGTTGTCTCCCCGGCGACGGCGCTCCTGATCCGCAACCGCCTCAACGGGGCGGACACGCAGCCTGCGTTCCGCCTCGGCGCTGACGGCAAGCATGAGTTCGGGGCGGGAGGCGCGACCGCGCCCGACGTGAATCTCTACCGCTCCTCGGCGGGGTACCTGACGACGGACGGCGCGATCATCGCCAAGGGGGCCAACAACGGCCTGATCTACAGCCCCGTCGCTGCGGGTGGCCTCTCTCTCATGGGGCAGGTTCAGGGAGAAGCGCAGCCCCGTTTCTACATCGACTACGGAGGCTTCCATCGCTGGGGCGACGGGGTGGCCGCTCCCGACACCAACCTCTACCGCCACTCCGCGAACACACTTCGGACGGACGGCTTCTTCGTAGCCGTTGCTGATGTCTACTCCCACTTCGGGATCACGGACGAACAGATCGCGCTGACGGGTGGCGGCGGCAAGGCGCAGATCGCGTTCGGCACCGCGTTCGATACCAACCTCTACCGCTCGTCGGCGGGGTTCCTTGCTACTGACGGCAGCCTCCTGATCAAGGGCACGGGCATCTACTTCGGGGCGGCGGGGGACACCAACCTCTACCGCTCGTCGGCGGGGGTGCTGGCGACGGACGGGGCGCTCCGTGCGAAGGGTGATCTCGCGGCGAACATGGCGACGGTGAATCAGGTCTGGATCGGCCATGACGGGTCGGCGCTCGCTCCCCGCATCCAGCTAGGCAACGCCTTCGACTGCTCCCTCTGGCGAGCCTACGCCACAATGCTTCAGACCAACGCTGACATGACCGTCGAGGGTTTCATGTCGGTAGGCAAGAGCCGTGGGGCTGGGTACGGGATCGTGATCGGTGACAACACCACCGCTGGCTTCCGCACCTTCCTCGACAACACGGGCGGGATCGGCTTCGGTGACGGCTCGGGCTACAGCGCCGATACCAAGCTCTACCGCGCTGGGGCGGGAGCCTTGAAGACGGACGGCCAGCTTCAGGTTGTCGGCACCTTCTACTGCTTCTCCGACATCATTGCCGGGAACGGGACGCCGGGTGAAATCTGGCTGGCCGGGAACGCAGGCCAGCCTGCGATCTACTTCCACAACTCGCACGACACCTACCTCTACCGCCCCACCGCGCTGAACCTTCAGACGAACGCTCGCTTCCGGGCGGCGGGAGGTTTCGAGTTCGGTGACGGCACCGTCCAGACGACGGCGGCGGGTGGGGCTTCCACCCCCGGAACGAAGACGCTGATCTCGGAGCAGATCCTTGTCGCCAACAGCGGGTCGAACGGCGTGATCTCCACCGCGATTCCGGCTGGCTACCGCGAGATCGAGATCACCATCGAAGCGGTGTCTACCGGGCCGACGAACGGCGACATCCTCATCTACACCTTCGATCCGACTCCCTCTCCGGGTGGAAACATGTTCGGTGGCGCGGCTGGCAACGGAGATGGGAGTGGTTACGCCGCCAACATGGGGCCAGTGACAATCGGGCGATCCATGTACCACGGGGTGTTCGGCTCACCACCCGACTACATCTTCTTCTGCAAGATCGAGATCCAGCCGGGGTATGACGCGGCTCGCCGCCACGCGATGTTCTATCGCACGATCAGCCACAAGGACGTGGCCGGGAACAGCGGCGATGTCAACATGCTCAATGGCGGGGTGCAATGGCCTATCGCTTCCCCCTTCTCCGCGATGACAGGCTTCAACCTGAAGTGCCAGGGAGGCCAGGGATTCGGCATAGGATCAAGGATCCTCGTCTACGGAACCAAGTAAGGAGCCAGATGAACCAGCAGGAGATCATGCTCGCAGCCATCGGTGACCTCGAGGTCACCCGCCGCGCCTTGATCATGGAGATCCAGGCGCGGGACGCGAGGATCGCGGAGCTAGAGGAGCAACTTGGAATCCCAAGTTCTAACGGGAACGGGCTGGTCGTGCCCGATAAGGAGATCGTGCTGCCGTGACCCGTGAGCAGATCATGGCTCGAGTCCAGTACACCCTCGGGTTGCAGGACGACACGACGTTCAACGAGACGACGTTCGTCCAAGACCTGATCTACGAGGCGATCATGGACATCTCCTCGCGCACCCGCACAGGAGCGCGGGTGATCAACATGACGACGACCGCCGACACGAAGACGCACGACATGTCGACGCAGTCGATCATCGCCCTGTTCGACATCTCTGACTCCCGGGGCTTCCTCGACCGCTACACGCGGGAGGACATCGAGTCGATCCAGAAGGACGGCGGCAGAGGATACTGCTACGAGGAGCCGCTGCTCTGGATCGCCCCGATGGGCGAGCAGACACTCCGGGTGTTCGGCGTCTTCCGCCCTCAGAGGATGCTGGCCGGGACGGACTCTCCCTCCAACCAGCAGTACGGCGGGATCGCGGAGGAGTTCCATTCGGCCATCGTCACCTACTGCTTGTGGAAGGGCGGCGAGTACGTCGAGCATGAGAGCTCGGGCTACGGTGAGAAGTGGCACACCCAGTACGAGGGCAGTGACGGCAACGGCGGTGAGATCGCCAGGATCAAGCGGGTGATGTCGAAGCGGGTCACCGCCCAGGCGAACCGCCACCGGGCGATGGTGAAGCATCACGGCGTCCCCTCTGACGCCATCACGATGATCGGCGGCTAGATGCGCCCCATCGAGATCTTCGGCCAGGTGAAGGGGATGATGCGCGATGTCGCCATCGACGAGATGCCGGAGGGCTTCGTCTACGACATGACGGACTTCATCCCGAACCGCAAGGGATCTCGGGTGGACGTGCGCGGCAACTGGGAGTTCATCGGGCCGGCTTATGCCGGGAGGATCTGGGGCGGAAGGGACTGCCGCTTCGATGCTCCTGTCGGGGATCATCTTCTGGTCTGCTCGAACTCGCAGATCCACGATGTCAACCACGACACCGGGGTACACACTGTCGTGCCGGGTGGCGCTGGCCCACCGGAGATGATCCAGAACGGCGAGAAGCTGCGCGACCGAGCCTACTTCTTCGACAGCACCGGGGCGTCGGTGCCGACCTGCGTCTACAGCACAGGTAGCGCCTTGGCGGTGAAGCAGCTTCCCGCTTCGGCGCCGAAGTCGAAGGTGGGGTGTGTCTACAAGGACAGGCTCGTCCTCGCTGACGGTGACATCGTCCGGTTCTCTCCGCTCGAGGATCCCGACACGCAGACAGCCCCCGACCTCGGGCCGCTGGCAGAATGGGATCCATCGTCGGAGTGGCCGTCGAGCGAGACGATCCAGGGGTTCGCTCCGATGCAGGGCCAGATCCTGATCTTCCACACCTCGATGATCGAGAGGTTGCGCGGCACCACCCCTCCGGCCGACAAGGTGAACGGGAACCTGTCGATGGACACGCTCTCCGATCAGGTGGGCTGCACGATGCCGTCGACCATCGTGCCGTGGCGGGAGAACGTGGTCTTCGCTGACGAGCGCGGGGTGTACCTGACGGACGGCACCTCGATCAAGAGCCTGACCGAGCAGGGCGGGGTGTCCGACTTCTGGCGCGAGGCCTACCGCTACCGCGCCGCTGGCCCGTCGATCAACTGCTCCGTCTACCTCGACTACCTGCTCGTCTCGATCCTGACGACGACGAGCGCCCAGCCGTTCTTCGTGATCTGCGACCTGAACGAGCGAGCATGGTTCCGCTTCACGAACTTCGCTCCCTCCTGCCAGATCCCCGGCGAGGGGACGAGGGAGGAGATCTACTGCGGGATCTACACCGACAACAAGATGTCGATTCTCTCGACCATGTTCGGTGAGCCCTACGTCGGCACGATCCCCGCCCCGGACTTGGTGGACGGCAACGGAGGCAGCGTGAAGGGGTCGATCACGACGGGGTTCAAGAAGCTGAAGGAGGAGGGGATGGTGAGGATCAGGGCGATCCACACCTCCTACCACCACCAGTCGTACGCCACTCCGTCGAACGTCAACGGGGTCAAGATCGAGTACAGGCTGTCACCACCGACGCCGCTCGAGTTCGACATTCCCTCGATCGGTGACTGGCATGACGCCGGGACGCTTCCGAACACGAACGAGTACGCGAGGAAGAAGCTGCCTGTCGGCAAGAGGGCGTATGGCCTGATGGTCAGGGTCACGGGCCTGTCCGGGTCGAGGGTGTCGCGGATCTTCTCCATCGGGGTCAACGCCTACTCCCAGGACAGGGGCAAGGTGACCTCGTGACAACTTGGGATTCCAAGTTGAATGGCTGACAAGTCACGCAGGGGAGGGGATCTACCAGGCCACTACGCGAGCGGCTACGAGCGCGAGCTGATGCAGCGGATGCTGGCGGAGGTGACGGAGTTCCCTCTGGAGTTCCGCAACTGGATGAAGCGCTTCATCGTTGACACGGTCAACGACTCGAAGTCGGAGGGTGGCAGCGGCCCCGGTGGTGCGACGGGGTTCAACCCCGCCGACTGGGTTCCGGGGATCATCGTTCCAGTGGCGAACGCCACCGCCCCCTCCTACTCCCTCGCCTGTGACGGAGCGCTGGTCTCGAGGACGACCTACGCCGCTCTCTTCGTTGCGATCCAGCACACATGGAAGCTCCCGGCCGACACGGATGACGGGGCCACCTTCCGCCTCCCCGACCTTCGGGACAGAGCCCCTTACGGAAAGGGAACCACGCTCGGGATCGGGGCCACGGACGGGAGGGCTTTGGGGTCGAGAGGCCCAACCCACCATCATGCGCTGAACCTGAACACCAACAACGCAGGCTCACACTCGCACGGAGGAAGCGTCTCCGGGGACGGGTCTCACGGCCACAGCGGAAGCACCTCTCAGAACGGCGATCACGCGCACGGGCCGGGGGCGGGGCAGCAGATGTTCGCTTGCGGCCAGGAGACCACCGCTGCTCTCGGCTCTGGTGGGTCGGTCAGGTACATCGTCGGTGGATTCGCCGGAGTCACGTCGGTGGACGGGCAGCACGGCCACACCATCGACCTCGGCGGCGGAGGCCACGGTCACACCATCTCCTCTGACGGCAACCATCTGCACAACGTGACGGGGAACACGACTGGCGGCGGAGGACAGGACACCCCTGGATACGCGGGTGTCTACTACGTCATCACGACGGGTGCCATCACATGATCGTTGTAACATCCTGCTGATGGCATACGCCTCTTACCAGCCGTACAAGAGCATCTACACGACAAGCCCTGGCTGGGGTAACGCCGCCACTGTTGCCAAGAAGAAGAACCCTGCCGTTGCGACGGCTGGGCCTTCGGTCACGCAGCCGACGAACCCGGGCTGGGGAGCGAACCCGCTGTACCCCGGCTACACGGAGCCCGTGAAGGCGAACGACCTGAACCAGATCGACACGGGCTACAAGTTCGACGTGCCCGGGACGGCAGCGAACCCGTCTCCTCCGGGGACGGGCAACTACGCGAGGCCCGAGTACGACATGAACAACGCCATCGAGACGGACTGGGAGACCATCGCCGCGAAGAAGGCCGCCGACGAGATGAACAACACGGGGCTGACGAACCTCCAGAAAGCCCTGCGTCAGGCGTACATCGACTACGGCGGTGGCGGTGGTGACCTCGGAGAGTGGGCGGAGTACATCGACCCCGACACGATTGCGAGGGCGAAGGCCAACAAGTTCTCCACCCTGGCTATGAACCGCAGGAACTACGACTACGGCTCGGCGCAGACGAAGGCTGACATGGCCGCTCGAGGTGGCCTTGGTTCGGGCGACACGATCAATGCCTTGAAGAGCCTGCTGTTCGGCCGCGAGCAGGCCGACTACGGAGGCTTCCGCACCTTCGCGGGTGGAGCGCAGCAGGGTCTGACCGGGTTGCAGTCGATCCGCCAGCAGGCGCAGGCGAAGATCGACGCCGCCCGTAGCAACGCTGCCCCGCGAGCCGCCGCGAACGCACCCGTCTCCGACGATGCCATCGCCGCGGGTGAGGCTGCGGTTGCGGCTGGCTCCCCTGCGGCTGCTGCTGCTGCCACGGGCAAGTACACCTGGGACAACGGGGCGGTCTCGAACATCACGCAGTTGAAGGCTTGGCTGAAGGCGCGGGGTAGGACGCTGGCTTCCTTCCAGCAGTCGAACCCTGCTGCCTACGCGAAGCTGGCGGCACAGTAGTGGCGACCCCCATCTTCCATCGTTACTCGCCGCAGAAGGGCGGATGGAAAGTCCCGGCTGGGCAGCGCCTCCAGTACATCAACAACCAGGGCTACAAGACGGTGCCGATCCCGGGCTGGACGCCTCCCGCTCCTCCCGCTCCACCGCCGACGCTGGACTCCCAGATCAACGGGATCCTGAACAAGCAGTTCGGCTTCTCGAACACGCTGATCGGCAAGCAGGCCGACGCCCTGAAAGCGGAGGCAGCGTCGAGGCAGCAGAACTATCAGGCCGCATACCAAGCAGCCGCCGAGGCGAACTCGAAGATGGGCGTCCAGGCGCAGGAGGGATGGCAGAAGGCGGGGAACGCTCTCGCCGGGATCTCGGGCGCGCTGACGGGAGAGGTGGGCGCACAGACGCAGCAGGCCGCGGCTGGAGTGGATCGCTTCGCCACTGGTCTCGGTGGGGCTGCGACCGGGTACGACGCCACCACCCAGCAGGGTGTGGAGAACTACTACTCGGGGACGCTGCCGTTCAACGAGGCGACGAAGCTGGGCGGGATAGCGAATCAGGCTGCTGTCGATCAGGCCCAGGCTCTCAACATCCGCGGCCTTCAGGAGGGCGCGGCCACCCGAAAGAACACCGACTTCGAGATCCTGAAGAACCAGACGGCCGCGCTGTCGGAGTTGGCAGGCAAGAGGCCCGACGCCTACAACTCGCTCCGCACCCTGTTCGCCACCGAGAAGCAGAACACGATTGCGAACCGGATCGCGGAGGCGGAGCTTACGGCGAGGCAGTTGTCGGACGCGAACGCGCTCAAGTTCAAGTACGCGGAGCTGGCGCAGAACGCGACGACGGAGGCCGAGAAGCTGAAGTGGCAGAAGCTCGAGAACGCGGAGGATCGGAAGATCGACCAGATCAACGCGAACGCGAACAAGAAGAACGCCCAGACCTCTGAGTGGCAGGCGAAGCATCCGAACGCGACACCCACGAAGACCACCTACAACACGGGCACCTATCAGCAGAAGCTCGCAGCCGTGATGCAGGACGAGCTCCAGCGGGTCGAGTCGACGTTCGTGATCCCGCCCCGGCCCAAGGACGTGGGCAACAAGGATGTGGACGTGATGATCCCGATTCTCTCGAACGCCACTGGCCGTCCGGTGACGGTGAAGAAGAACGGCAAGACGGTGAAGAAGATGCAGCCGTTCTCGGAGCGGGTGTGGGCGAACAACCAGCGCCTCACCTACCGCGAGTACGTGTTCGCCAAGCTGTGGCCGATGATCGAGGGGAACATCGCCAAGGGGAACAGGGAGAAGGCGAAGCGCTACCTCCGCAGCAAGCTCTGGAAGGTGGCGTTGCAGTGGGATCCGTCCGAGGTGACGGAGGAGAGCGGCCTGCCTGGAGCCACTGGCGCAGCCACAGGCAAGAACACCGTGTCGTAGGCTGGGAGCATGGGCTTCCTCGACAGCATCCTCGGCGGGGCAAGGCGACGTGTGATCGAGGTGCCGCGGAAGGCCACCCACGTTCAAGACATCATCCCGCGCAGCGTCAGGGGCGACATCGGGGAGAACCTGTCCGGCATCGGGCCGATGATCTCGATGACGGGGAAGGCGCTGATCCACGACTCCCCATTCATGCCGTTCGTTGCGATTCCCAAGGCGGGGACGAACGTGATCCGGGGACGGTCTCCGTTCGCTGGCTTCGACCGTCCGACCGCCACTGCCAACCTCGCCGGACAGATGGCGGCGGGAGGGTTCGGCTATCAGGCCCGTGCCCTTGGCGAGGATCCGAAGGACGCCCCGGTGATCATGGGCCCGGACGGGACGATCTACCGCAACAAGCGCGGCGGCGGTCTCGCTTACCTGCTGCCGATGCTGCCGGATGTGCCGAAGTCCGTGCTTGAAGACGCACGCTCTGAGCCTCGAGGTCTGGACTTGCTGAAGGAGGATCCCCTCAACGTGCCTCTTGCGTTCGCCCCCCTGGCGGGAATGGCAGGCAAGGGGGTTCTGGTCGGGAAGCTGGCCTCGAACATCCAGAAGGCGAACAAGGGAATGAGGATGTCGGAGGCGAGGCGTCTCGCCAAGAGGGAGATCAGCCAGCCAGGGTACGCGGAGCGCCACGGTCACGCGGGAGGGATCGAAGACCGGGTGATCAAGGGCCAGTACGGCGAGGCACCGGGGCGGATGCGCTCCCGATCCTCGCTGGGCAGAGGGTTCCAGCGCAGCTACGACGCCCTCTCTGAGGCCATCGACGCGAGGAACCCTGAGCGCCGCTTCTCTTCTTCGACCCGCGCTCAGTCAGCGCAGAACAAGATGGCCGACAGGGTGGCGAAGCGGAACGAGAACGCGATCACCCAGGTCGAGATCCTGCTGAAGAAGGCGATGGGCCGCGACAGGATGGAGTCGATCAAGAACGCGCCGCTGACCGAGGATCAGCAGTCGATCATGAGCGCCATCGTCGTCGCCCTCGAACACGGGGACATGACGGTGGAGGAGGCGGTCAACGCCCGGATCAAGCTGTACGAGTCGGTGCTGTCCGGTGGCGTCTCGTCCTCGATGACGGAGGGAACCATCGCCAAGCTGGGTGCCCAGCTCGAGCATCAGATGGACGATGTCACGCAGGAGCAGCGAGGAGTCCTCTCCGGCTACGCGCAGGATCTCCGCAGGGCACAGCGTCAGGCTGATGTCGCGGAGGCCAGGGCCAGGAACCTTGCGCTCCGCCGCACACCGGAGGAGCGACAGGCGATCAGGGACAGGCTGGGCCTGAACCCTTCTGTGAAGCGGAGCGAGGCCGAGTTCGTGAAGCTGGACGAGCGGCTGGCGAAGCTGAAGCGGGAGCATGAGGATCTGACAACGAAGATCGAGGATCTGCTCACCGCGCCGAACATGCCTCCGTCGCGGCGCAACCGTGGTCTCTCCTCTGCGACCCGGCAGTTGCAGAAGAAGAACGACCAGCTTGTGAAGACGAGGAAGGAACTGCGGGACGCGCTGGCCTGGGGCCACGATGTCTCCGACGAGGTGCGTCGTCACGACTACGTCGTCGACATCGCGGAGGGCAACGCCGAGAACCGCCTTCGTGGTGCGCGTCGGGGCGAGGAGGCGGCGAGGCGCAGGGTGCAGTTGCGCGAGCGCCGCCTCGGTGACAGGCAGGAGTCGTCGGAGGCGCTGCTCGTTGACGAGCGCAAGGCTCTCGACCAGGCGTTCGATGACATGGTCGCCAACCCCCGCCAGTCACGTCCCGTCACCGCCGTCGAGCGTCATCAGATCGAAGCGTCGATGGCCGAGTTGAAGCGTGCCCTCGAAAACCCGATTGACACGGAGGAGTTCCGCATGGCGGTGGAGGGGATGCGGCAGCTTGCCAAGTGGGTGGACGACACGGGCAGGGACATCGCCAAGATGGGGCTCAGTGAGGAGGACGCTTCGCTGCTCGACTCGGTCTTCGATGAGCGGCAGAACCTGATCGGCAACGAGATGGTGCGCCGCAAGATCCTCACCCCGGAGCAGGCGGGAGGCGCGTACTTCCCGCACTACTCGATCTGGCAGAACGCAGGCAAGGAGGTGGGCCGCGGCCACGGTGTGCATGGCCCCATCGTGGACGCCCCGAACCTCAACGACTTCATCCTCAACATGCACGAGAACGACCTCCAGTTGATGCAGGCCGGGATGGTCGACATGAGCGCTACCACCTTGGGCAACGTGCTGCGGAACAGGCTCCGCTACCTGTCCACCCACGAGGCGGTGACGAAGCTCTACAACGAGGGTGACGCCCCGCTCGAGGACATGTCGAACATGGGCAAGGGGTGGGCGCTGATCCGCAACCCGAACGCCGCCAAGCGCAAGGTGCCCGACAGGATGGCGATGGGCCTCACCGATCCCAGGAAGTACTGGGAGAACGTGGCGAAGGAGGAGCATCCGACCCCCTACTCGGACGAGGTGGAGGCCCGTGCTGACCTGAGCCAGCGCGAGCAGCGGAAGCTCGCAGAGAAGAGTGCGGAGGAGGCGAGGCTTCGGGCGAACGCGGAGAGCGCCGACCCGGACGGGACGGACGCTGACTTCGATCATGACATGGGCGAGGCGATCTACTTCCCCGGCTCCGGGCCTGCGCCCGAGTGGGTGAAGACGACCCGGAACTTCCGGGTGGTTCCGGTGAAGGTGGCGAAGGCACGGCTCGGCGAGGCGGTGATGCGCGCCCCCGACAGCGACACCCTGGCTGCGCTGAACGCCGCCAACCTGATGATCCGGGCCTCGATTCTGTACTCGCCCTACGGCGGCACGAGGTACGTCACCCGCAACGCGATCCAGAACGCCACCCTGCTGGCGCTCACCCACCCGGGCAGCTTCAAGAACTTCACGACCGCGGCACGGATGTACGCCCGGGGCGCACCGGAGGAGAAGGCGCTGTTCCGTGAGATCGCCGTCGAGGGTGGGACGGTGGCGGCGGAGGCGGGTCTCCCCGACGTGTCGGACAGGAACATGTCCACGATGCGGAAGGGTGAGCGCCGGATCGCAAGTGGCTCGGCCAAGGCAGCGAACGCTCTCGGTGACGTTGCCGACGAGCCCTTCCGGGTAGCAGCATGGATCGGCTACGCGAAGCGATACGACTTCGACACACCGGATGAGTGGCGCGAGCTGATCCACGATCCGAAGCACGCGAAGCTCAGGGACGAGATCTCCCAGCGTGTGCGTGAAGACCTGTACGACTTCGACGCTGCCTCCCCGATGGAGCGCAGGTATCTGAACAAGATCCTGTTCCTGTATCCGTTCCTCCGCGCCTCGATGAAGTGGCCGTTCATGTACGCCCGGGAGTACCCGGTCAGGACAGCGGTCGGCGCGACCCTCGCGCATGAGGCACCGCAGGACGACGAGTACACGAACATCCCACAGTCGGTGAAGGAGTCCTCGACGGAGGGTGGCCTGAACTGGGGGATCTGGGATCCGACCGGGCCTGCCCGTCAGCAGTTCGAGAACGCACAGTCGATTGTCCGGGGCACGATGCACGACCAGGGTGGCGAGGGTGCGCTCGACAACCTCCATCCGCTGCTCGGCCTCGGCGCTGACTGGGCGCAGGGCGATCCGATCCTGCCGTCGCTGAAGCGGCTGATTCCGTTCGAGCGCAGCATCGAGGATGCGAAGCGCGGAGGCCTCGACTTCTCGAAGCAGTCGGAGATGTTCATGGGCATGGAGGTTCGGCCCCCCGCCCACATCCGCAAGGAGTACGGGCAGATGGCCGACAAGATCAACGCGACCATCGCGTGGCAGGAGGGGCTGGGCAAGTCCGTCGACGCCTCCAAGATCCAGCCGACGTTCACCGCCTGGAAGGAGTGGAAGGCCATCGACTACCGGGCGAAGCGAGCGGCGAAAGACCAGGGCAAGAACTTCGGCGAGGAAGACATCGCCGTCCTGTACGCCCAGTTCCTCTCCAAGTACGGGGTCAAGGTTCCGACCGAGGCCCAGCTTCGGGAGGCGAACTCGGCCCAGCGCGAGGTGTGGACGAGGAAGATGAACGACCTGGCCTGGAAGCCGCTCACCGACCCGGTTCAGGACATGCGCGACAGGCTCCGCAACCTGATGATGAAGGGCTGGACGCTCGATCAGATCAAGACGAAGACGGGCATTGATGTCGGCATGTTCGAGGAGGATCTGAAGTGAGCGACATCGACGAGTATCTCGCTGGCCGTCAGTCTCCGATGGCAGGGCTCGGCAACGTGTTCGAGCAAGCAGGAAAGAAGTACGGCATCGACCCGCGGCTCCTCGTCGGCATCGCCGTGATCGAGTCGAGCGCAGGCCAGCACATGAAGAACAAGAACAACCCCTTCAACTGGGGCGTCCACCGGGGGCAGACCTACCCGTCGCTGGCTGCGTCGATCAACGATGTCGCTCGAGGTCTGTCGCAGAACTACATCAAGCAGGGGTTGACCACCCCGCAGCAGATCGTGTCGAAGTACGCGCCGTCCTCCGATGGCAACAGCGAATCGGGCTGGGCCAACACCGTCTCGTCGGTGATGTCGCAGCTTGGTGCGCCTGCTCAGACGCCGGCTCAGGCCCAAACAGCCAATGCCCCAGCATTCAACGATGCCTCGCGGCCCCGCATATCGCAGGACATGGACGCGACTTCGCCTCCAATGCCCTCAGATCTGCGTGTTCCGGGCACAACGGGCACAGAACCGTTCGTGGCGTCGCTCCTACTGAAAGGGCCACAAGCCCTGTTCAAGGGCGTGAGAGAGGCAGGAGACCGCCGTCACGCACGGGATACGGACGCGGTCGTCACTCCCCCGGAGATCACGGAGCCGGAGACACCGACAGACATTCCAGCGAAGGGGGTGCTGGTCACCTCGAAAGGATGGAAGCCAACCCATGTCACAGACGGACTCGGGTGGGGAACGAAGACGGCGGCTGACATCATGGCTGCACCGGGTACGCCAGTGGGTGCGCCAGAGAGCGGGACGGTGGTCAGACTAGGGTCGGCCCAGGGCGGTCAGTCGATGTACTTCAAGGGCGACAGCGGCAAGACCTACTGGCTGGGTCACATCGACGGCGAGTACTCCCTCCCTCCCGGCACCCACGTCCGGGGCAACGACGTTCTCTCGCGGGTCTCGAGCGACCACGCAGCCCCGCACCTGCACATCGACGTGCAGCAACCGTCCTAGAACGACGAAAGGCCGCAACTTGGAATCCCAAGTTGCGGCCAGGTCGCCGGGGCACGATGTCGTTACGCCTCTACTGCGCCCCCAGAAAGAAGCGGCCACCTACCAGGAGAGTGACCACCCGAAACAAGGGCATAGGCCACCCAGGTAGATCTACTGCGTGTCGGACTCGTCGCCCGGACGGAACAGTGGCATCGGCAGTCCTGCGAACACCGAGACACCGTCCGAGTTAGAGCTCAGTGTCGGCTCTGGCAGGAGAGCAAAGAGCTTCTCCGCGATCACCGACGCCTCGAGGATCTTCTCCTCGCTGACGTTGATGTGGATGGCGCTCGAGCCCACGGTCTTGTTGACGCTGATCTTCATGTCGTCCTTTCCTGGCTTGATGATGGAGCAGGGGAGGGGGGCGCCCTCCCCCACAGACTACGCGGAGGTCTTCTCGTCCTTCTTCTCCGCCTTCTTCGCCTCGGCCTCCTGCGCCTTGGCTACCGCCTCCTGCTCCTTCTGCTCGTCCTCGACGGACGGCAGGCCAGCACGGTCACGACGGATGTTCTCCTCCGCCAACTGGCGCTCCGCCTCCTCGTCCCGGCCATCCTGAATCCGGGCCGCTTCCTCCTCGCCCGCCTTCAGTTCCTCCTGCTGCTCCTTGGTCAGATCGCTCATGTTTCACCTCCTCCGAGTGGGTGCTGTCATTCTCCCCTACAACGGGAACCTCCAACCAGCGCCCCCAGTTGGTCTTGTACAGGCGCTTCTTCACGCAGCCTTCACGGGCCGCAGTGTCCTGCCCTCCCCTTCGAGCAGGCCCATCTTGCGGAGGGTGTTGAGGTGCATCTGCGTCGTGCCCGTCGAGGACAGGCCCACCCCCTGCGCGATCTCCCTCACCGTAGGCGGGTAGCCATTGTCAGCGAGGTACTCCTTGACGAAGTGGAAGACCAACGAGCGTCTCCCATCCAGTGCGTAGCTAGTCATCACCACCTCCTAGATCCTCGATGAACAGGCGCGGGTTCATCACGACGAAGTAGAGCGCCTTCTCGACAACGTGGTACCTGACCGATCGGATGCCTTCCTCTGTGGAGAGACCGAGGTAGGCCGCGATCTGCTCGACGTGCGAGTCGAGGATCTCCGCCCCGTCCTCGCTGTCGTCGGGCACTAGGGCCGACCATGTCTTGCGTGAACGCTTCGGCCCCGGCTTACGCTTGACGGGCTTCTCGTACCCGCAGGACTCGCACCGCTGCCCTTCCGCCAGCTCGACGTGGTGGTGGGCAACTTGGGATTCCAAGTTGTCCTCCGCTCCGTCCACAGGCTGGGGATGAAGCGGCCCCTCGTTCACCCACGACTGCGACGTGATCCCCTTGTGGAGCCAGATGAACTGGTCTCCCATCTCGAGCCGGATCATCGCCTTGTGACCACCAATGGCCCCGGTCACATCGTTGTGATGGCGCACGCAGAGCCCCACCACGTTTGAGACCACCTTCCCCGATGGCAGTCTCACCCACTCCGTTGGCTGCCCACGGAGATATGACCGGGGCCACATGTGGTGGCCCTGCTGTGAGCGGGAGATGCACGCTGGTGCAGCGCACGTCACGTTCATCTCCGCTCTCGACCCGGGGACACCCCTGATCTCCGGGTCGATCCTTGGGGCGAGGGTCATCTGTCCCACACCCAGACACGTTCCTTCAAGACAAGCTCCTGATCCTCCGGCCCTTTGACGTAGCCATGAACCCACTTCTGGCGATGCGTCTTGAGCGATGGATACCACTGGTTGCGCCAGTGGCCTCGCACCATGAAGCGGTGAGAGTAGTGGGCCTCTCCGGGTTCTTCGTCCTTCGACACTGACACCCGGCGAAGCTCGACCACCACCACGTCCCTGACTTCCGGCATCCCCCGCCTCGATGCCTCACGACGAGCAGGCCTTGAGGGTCGGTACCTCATCGAGGTGACGATCCTCTCAGACATCAGGCGGTGCAGCACCCGGATGTAGGTGACCCACTGCGCGTCGACATCTCCCTCGCCCTTGGTGTGGACGAGGTCGTGGGCGACGATCAGAGGCAGCACCGTAGTGTGGAGGATGCCCCACTTGTCCGGCACCGACTTCATCCACTCGTTCGTGTAGTCGTCCTTGTCGTCGATGTTCGACCAGAGGGTGACCTTCATGCACTTGTGCCAGCCCTCCTGCCTGTTGCCGTCGCTGTCCTCGACCACGATCTCGGTGTCGATCATCCGCCAGTGGATGCAGCGGAAGACAGCGATGTTCCCTGCTACGTCCTCGCCTGCGAACGGGGTGGGCAGGACGGCGAACCCGCACGGGAAGAGAACGTCCTCTTCGATCATCGGCTCCCTCGCGTTGAAGGTCTCCATCGCGGAGAGCGTCAGGTCGTGCATCTCCGGCGTGACCCACAAGGGCTCCGCTGCCATCAGGTCTTCGACCATCGAGTCGAAGGCCATCTTGCAGGGCAAGGTCGACTGCTCGCCGTACTTCATGTACCGATCCATCAGCCAGAAGTTCCGGTACTCCTTGCCGTTCGGCCCCGCCATCATCGCCAGCACTTCCGACTGGACAGAGAGGGCTGTCTCCCAGTCCTGACGCTTCACTCGTCACCACCTCCGTCCATGTGTTCGCGGTAGTTGAAGGGGACACCGATGGCGTCAGAGATGGAGACATGCTCGCCCTCCATCCCCTTCAACTCGTTGTCGTAGATCAGGATGTACTTCGGCACTGTCGCCTCACCGAGGACGAACGCTGCGCCCAGCGGTGTGACCCGCCAGTTGCCGGACTTCCCCCCATCGGGACGGAGATCCTTCTCCCGCTCGACCAGACCCCAGTGCCGGAGGCGAGAGCAGTCACCCTGCCCTGCGTAGATCCGGTCGCGGAACCACTGGCCCTTGATCTCGTTGGTGTGGACGAACCTCGAGGTGTCACCCGTCCGGTACAGCAGGATCAGGGCGACGGCCGCGGTGCCGTAGATCGACCAGCGGTGAAGCTGCGCTGCCTGCGAGCAGCAAGGACAGAAGTGCTGCTTCCTGTCCATGAGCCTGCGGTTCAACTCGATCTTCGCATCCTTCAACGGGGTGTCAGGGCCGAGCCTCATGCCGTGTCCCGGTCGGCGGGAGCGACAGCAGCAGCCCACTCCAGCAGTTCGTCCAGCGCGGCTTTGAGTCTGTCGGCTTCGGCCTCCAACTCTTCGATGTTCTGATGGCAGAGCCGAAGAGCGGTGTCGTCGTCCCTCGCCCGTGCCTCCCATTCCTTTACCTCGGCAAGAGCGGCGTCCACGATCCACTGTTCCTCGTCCATCACCGTGAACGCCTCAAATGCCAGCGCCTCCCGCACCTTCTCCATGCGTCCCGATTGATTCATGGCGAAACCGCTTTGTTGGCTGGGCTTCCATCACCTGTTGGAGTCCTTCTCGACCCGTCGCAGATCACTTTTGGCGTCCAGGGTGTGAAGTGATTGACGGTTAGCCCATCGCCGGAAACCCGAACTTGGCTCCCGCAGTTTGGGCATCGCCCAAGCCCTCCAATGACGGCGGTCATGGGATCTCCGGGTAGGGGTCGCCGTGAGCCTTGCGGGAGAGGGCATCCAGACGGGCGTCGTACATGTCCTTAGCCCTCGACGCCTTCAGCAGTTCGTGTGCGTCCCGTAACTCGGTCAGCGCGGCTTTGAGTCTGTCGGCTTCGGCCTCCGCAGCCTCGCAGGCGACCTCGCGCTTGTTCCACGCTTCCTTCCAGTCGGCGTACTCCTTGCTGACGCGAGCCAGTTCGGCCTCCGCAGCCTGCGCTCGCTTCTGCCAAGCGTCCGAAGCGGCACGGAACCCAACAGCGTCGTCGCGTTCAGCACGGTATTCCATCGCGGCAGCGATAGATGCGTCCCGTTCGGCCTCCGCAGCCTCGGCGCGAGCGACCGCTTCGTTCTCCTTCTGCCCCAGGTCGATGATCCTTAGCGCCTGCTCCGCGACATCGTCACCCAGGCGTTGAACTTCGGCCTCCCATTCCTCTACCTCGGCAAGAGCGGCGGTGCGCTCCTCCATAGCGGAGGCTACAAGGTCTGCCCTCGGCACCTTCCCGGCAGCAGCGGCCTGAAGGACGAGGCTGTAGCTGTCGAGCGCCTCCCGCACCTTCTCCTGGCGGGTGCTCATACCTCCCCCTCCCAGGCAGGGCACACCTTCCGCCAGCCGCACATCTGGCAGGGGGTGAACGACATCGAGAAGTCAGCGAACTTCCCGGTCGTCGGCCAGGTCTCGTCCGGGCCATAGCGCGTGTACATCCAGGCGATCTGCTCTGCCATCATCGCCGCCGTGCCCATCACGTTCTTGAACCGGACGCTGTTCGGGTAGTTGATCAGGTCGGCCGACTCCAACCCGGTCGTGATCTTCGGCGTCTTCGCCCGGGAGATCGAGTGGTACTCGACGGGCAGGTTGGTGGCCATGCAGTAGATGTCCGACTGCAACATCCACGACGGCTTCATCTTCGAGGCCGACTGCTTGCCCGTCTTCTGGTCGATCACCCGGTCGGGGACGAGGTCGTCCTTGTCGTTCATCGCCCCGACCTGAAGGTCGATGTACCCGATCAGCGGCACGGGGAGACGTTCGTCCTCGACGGCGAACTTCGACTCGACCGTGAGCGGCTGAAGCCGGGGAACCACCTGCTTGTAGTACGCGGCGGTCAGGCGCTCGCTGTCGTTGCGTGCCACGAGCTCACCCTTGCGTGGGTCACCTGAGTCCCAGGCGATGTTGTCGACGCCGCCGTCCTCTTCGAGAACCTTCGGCACCGCCACATCACCGAGGTACTCGACCACCTCACCGAGAGGACGGTCGACGAACGAGGAGACCTTCTGCTCCCAGTTGAACTCGAGCGCCTCGTGGAAGATGGAGCCGATGACGAGAGCCTCACCCGGCTTCTCCTTCTCACCGAGGATGTAGCGGTGGCGGAACTGCTCCGGGCAGCGGCGGAACATGCCGAGGGCCGAGGCACTGAGGTGCTTGATCCGGTCGGGCCAGATCAGGCGCTGCTCCCCGGAGGGCGGAGAGATCTCCGCACCTCCGAGGAACTGTTCGAGGTTGGTCATGTCGTCCTTTCTGGTGGAACTTGGAATCCCAAGTTAGGTCTCATCGAGCGAGCGCTGGATGAGTTCGGCACCGTCGCCCACCGTGGCCATCATCATTCCGCAGGTGACGATGGGCGAGACGGTGTCGCACTCCTGGCATTGGCCGGAGAGGTAGAGGGTGTCCGGTACGTCCATCGTCTGACGCGACCCGCACGCGGGGCACGTCCACTTCTGCCAGCAGGTGAACCCTTTGTCGATCTGGCGATTCATCATCGCCTCGATCTCGAAGATGGAGAGGTCGCCCTCCATGACTAGAAGGGGATGTCGTCGTCCGGGTGGACGGGTGCCTGCTCGGTCGCCTGGTCGTGGGCCATCTGCGCCCCGTCACCCTGCGGCTGCGCGGGGCCGACGCCCTGGATCGGGGCCGTGTCCCAGTTGACCCCTTCCTTGAAGTACTTGGCAAGCTGCTCCGCGATCTGAACGAGCGAGCCGAGGTTGTGGTACTCGGGCGAGAGCAGAGGCAGGAGATCCGCGGCCACCTTCGCCGCCGACTGCCGCATGATCCGCTCCTCCCGCTGCTCGTCACGCGGGACGACGTGCTGGATGGTGGTACCGGGGGTGCCGACGCCACTCGTCTGAGCCGGAGCCTGCTGCTGTTGGATCGGCTGCGTCTGCTGACCGGGCTGTACCAACTGCTGCGCCCCGGGCGTGATGGCCTCGAGGTAGCGGTTGACGTACGGGTTCCCGGTGTGGGGGTTCGTCTGGTTCGACTCGCTCTCGTTGTAGGCAGCGGTGACAAGCTGTCCCATGAGCGAGACCGAGGCCGAGATCAGCTCCTGCTTCTTGGTCGAGAGCTTCTTCGGGTACTGGTTCCCCTCTTCGAGGATGGCGATGGCCGACCAGCCACCGTTGCGTGACTCGATACCCGTGAGGGTTCCGACAATCTGAAGCATCGTGCCTCCTTGAGATGTGCAACTTGGGATTCCAAGTTGACTGTTGGCCCTTCCTGCACCTACCTATTATACCCGAACGCGCGTTCGCACGCTTGGGCAGCACTGCCCCGTGACAGGCACACTCATGGCATGAGCGACTTCTGCCGACACCACGGTTTCTACGCTCCCTGCCCCTCCTGCACGGGTGAGGAGGTGATCTGGGAGATCCCCGTCATCGACGGCGACGGAAACCAGATCGACGTGTTCCGTCTCAGCGAGGGGACATTCGAGGATGCGATGGCGGGAGTTTCTTATGAAACGATAAGAAACTCAGGTGACCACTTCCAGTCTGGGATCCCTGCTACAGCAAGTGGCCGAAGCTCTCGCAGGGTCATCCTAATGCCCCCGGCCCAGGATCACATCCCGCTCCCCGTCAACCCCTCCCTCTACGCCAGGGTCAGGCTGCTGCTCCAGAAGTGAGAGAGGGATCGCCGGGGTTGGTTCCGCGCTGTACCACCACGTTGTCACCCACACGCCGCGACCCTCTCTCACCCTGTAGTCAGTCCACCGGGGCTGTTCTCTTACGTCAGCAGCCGCCACCCCAGGGGCCGAGGCCACCTCGAGCGAGACGCACCGCCGCCTGCAAGTGCGTGACCGGGTTCCACATCCTGGCACGGAACTGCGCCAAGGTCTCACCCCGCCAGCGGTGAATGCCGTTGAGCTGAAGCAGACCATACGATCCGCCGTTCGAGTCGCCGTAGTTGGCGGCACGGGGGTTGAAGCCTGACTCCCTTCGCGCACAACGGATCATCGTCTCGCCCTTCCATCCGTGGCCGAAGTACTGGTAGATCAGAGCCTTCATCGACGCCGCTTCCCTTGCGTTCGTGCCGTAGTTGTCGGCCCTCGCTGACTGCACGAAGATCACGGCAACGAGGGTCACCATCAAGGCGACCAGCATGGTGATGGATCGTGTACGAGTGATTGTCTCGTCCCTTCTCTGGCTGTACCACGGGGTTCCGTGGCCTGGGCACGGCCCTGACTTGGGCCGCTAGGTGTGGAGCGATCCGCCAAGCCTGACCTACGGCCCGGACAGAAGCTCCGCGATGGTGGCCGGGTCGTCGTCGGGAATCCCTCTCCCGGTGACGTGACCAAAGAGACGAGAGAACGTCTCCGGGTCAACTGACCCAGCCTCTTGCGCCCACTCGTCGTCGGGCATCATCTCGCCCGTCAGGTGGGGTCTCTGCTCGGGGAAGACGCGGTCGTCCCGCTCCCTCCCGAACCTGTCATGCAGGTACCGGGCGCACATCCAGCGCTGCACCCACTGAGGTATGGCCTCACGGTCGGGGAGGTTGATCCGGTGGTCGACCGCGTGGCGGTACTTGTACTGCTCCTTCTCGATCTTCACCCGCTCGTAGATCTGAGCGAGCGAGGGGGCGAACTTCCACTCGCTGATCCCGTCGAGGATCGCCTTGCTTGCGATGGTGGCGTCGATGGTCTCTAGGGCGTTGGTGTAGAAGTCGGCCTGATCGTCATTGATGTTCGGCCCCCACCCCGGCGCCGCCCTCATGAACGCCACCAGTTGCTCCGCTTCCTCCCTCTTCATCCGCTGCCTCTCTGTCGGCCCATCGGTGGGCTACCTGATGGGCGTTGATCCCGTCACGGTCGGCCGCGTCGTTGCGGTAGCCGCACAACTTGCAATCCCAAGTTGCTCGCCACGTCACGGCCTGACCGATCTCGTCCTCATGCTCGATCTCTTTCATCCATCTCCCTCGCGTAGGGGTCGCGCTCGATCAACATGACCTTCGGCTCCGTGTAGCGGGGGCAGTCGATGTTGTCGCACCAGACCCAGTCCCAGATGCAGCCCTGGTCACGGACGGTGGCCTGATTCCACTGGTGCAGTCCGAGGTGGCAGAGCAGTTGCCCTATCGGGGTGCGACGACCTTCAGGGGGATGCCATGCTTTCGACACCGCCCCATCATGTCGAGTGTGCCCTTGCTTTGCCCATCCCAGAATGCGATGCACAGATCAGCCCCCGCTTTCGCCATCTCCTCGTTGCGGATCGGGCCTGCCGCCTTGCCGTAGGTCTTCCAGTCGGCAGGGTGGGGCTCGACGGGTAGCTCCATGCGTAGGGCGACACGCGCCGCCAACCGATCGGCACCCTTCGGTGCGACACCGTGGACGATGGTGCAGTTGGGGACGCAGAGCAGGGTGTCAGCGATCAACTGCTCGTCCGTCCATGAGCGTGAGCCGCAGACGATCACGCGCTTGGCGGCACACGCCTCCTCGTACCAGCCCATCAGCGTGACACGAACAGGGTCATGGTGCCGCCGCCGCCGAGGTCGACGCCCACGGTGAACGCCGACCCGATCACCTCGATGGATGGCTTCTTGTCGGTGATGCTCTTGGCGATGTCGAGCGCGGCGTCGATGGACTCGACGCCGTGGATGCTCAGGTGGCAGCGGGGAAACTCCTTCATAGTCTCCACGACCATGTCGTAGTTGACTGGCATCACGTTCCTTTCTCGTCAGGGTTCGCCATCCGCCTCACGTCAGCGAGAGAGACGACGTTGGTCGGCTTCTTCATGTGTTCGTGCTGGGCACGGGAGAAGTTCTTGAGGATCGCACCCTCGCCGAAGATGTCGAAGCTCTTGGCGCACCACGCATGAGCGATCTGCACCTCTTCGACCGAAGCTCCGGCCTCGTTCAACTCCTTCACCACCTTGCCGCGGAACGACGCCTCCGTCGATGTGCGGCACGGCCCGAAGAGAAGATCGAGTTCGTCCCAGATCGGGTTCCGTGGCCTCGGCATCAGACGGGAGAGTCGAGGTTGTCGAACAACCCGCCTTGCCCCTGCAACCCGCGCTTGCGCTTCGTCATGCACGGGTCACAGAGAATGGCTCCGGTCGGTGACGGTAGGGCTACCTGATTGACGCCGCCCTGCTTGCGCGGCTGCGTCCATGCCACGACCTCCTGCCATTGATCCACCACTCGCGGCACTTCCCTGCCGCAGTCCTTGCATTTCGGCATACGCCTCCCCTTCCAACTTGGGATTCCAAGTCTTCGCCTTGCTGGTAGTGCGGCAGTGATGGTTGCCTGAGCGGGTAGCGCCACGCGAGACGCTCCGCTCACTCCCCTCGCTGCCGCTTCAACTTGAACCGTCTGATTTAGGGCAGGTGCAAACTGTTGCGGCCAATCTCGTAAGCGCGAGGCGCGGGGTTCCGGTCGCTACACACTGGCTTGCTCGCCAACCCGTTTGGGGGGTGCTGCTGACACCGTTCCTGTCGCCCTGCTATGTCTCAACCCATTCGTTCTGCTTATGCAGAAACCGGGGAGACGCTGATAGACTTCACCCCGGTACTCGTAGCTGATACCTATTTTATCGCATCCCGCCCGTAGTCGCCCACGGACGGGGTGCGATAAATGGTTTCGGGGCTAGAACGGCTGCTTCTCAAGCTCCTCCCACCGACAGCGCTCTCTCACGCCGCTGTCCCACTCGACCTCGATGATCCCGGTCGACCAGACGGCGATCACCGTGCCGTGATGCTCACCTCGAGCGTCGGTGAGGGAGACGCGGGTGCCGACGAAGAACTCATGCGTGATCATCGGGCACCTTCTCGAAGACGAGGATGGCCCAGATCATCCCGGCCGGGAAGTGCATGTCGACGAGCGCCCAGCCGTCCTGCCACATCAACTCGAGGCGGTCGTTGATCTCTTCGTCGTTGCACCGGACACGCTTCACCATGCGCCTACCCACGGTCTCTCGCATCCCAGAGATCAGCGTGGGTGGAGTGGAAGTCCGGGTGCTTGGGATCGGACGGGTCGTAGGCTTCGGCGTCGGACATCGGGATGATCTGCGACGCAGCCTTCCCGGTCACCCGCACATAGAGCTCGGGCGGTGCGGTCTCGAAGTAGTCGAGCAGGGCGGGGCAGAGCCACGCTTCGTGCCCCTCTATCGAGTACCAGTGGCCGCCCATCTCTTCGCCCATCAGCTTGCCCATGTGCGCTCTCGGAAACGGCCGGCTCGAGAAGATCACGGACACGGGGTGCCGGGTGTGGGTGCCCAGGTCGAAGACGATGATCTGGTCGAGGATCTCGCTGGCCCCCAGGATCAGAGGCTCGGCCACCCTGCCGAACCTCGCGTCGTCGTAGACCCAGCTCTCGCCTGAGCGGTAGAGGGTGAGGGCGTTCATCACGTTGCCCCGCAGTTCCTCTGGTGTGGCGAGCCGTGCGTTCCCGTCCGGGGTGTCGAACACGAACACGGGCGGGTCGTCGGCCACGACGTAGACCGGGCCTTCGTCTCCCTCTTCGATCTCGACCTGGGTTGGTGCGCCTGCGTCATGCGCGGTCATGTCGTCGGGGTCGAAGATCTCGTCCTCGTCCGACAGGTTCTTACCTGCTTGCGTCTCTTCGTACTCGTTCATCGTTGCTCCTGACTTGGGATTCCAAGTTGCTGATTGCCTTCTTGACCTTCGACATCTCGTTCTTTCTGGTGCGATGGTCGGACGGTGAGAAGCAGACGTGCATCGGCAAGCCGTTCGCCTGACGCAGCACCTCGCCGTCCGGCCGGATCACAACCCAGTGTCCGTTGCGGGGCCGACGCTTGAGCGTGTACCCCGGGGGTAGTTCCACCTCCTGCTTCCTAGTCACGGTTGAGGGTGGTCTCGTCGGTGACATCGACTCCTGCCAACGTCATGTATGCCCTGATGATCGCGTAGTCCTTCACCGGGTCGACCATCTCGCTGGGCAGGGGCGTGTAGTTGTTGCCGTCCTCACCCCTGAAGCGGTCGTACTCGTCAGCCAGGGCGACGAGGACAAGCTGGGTCTCGCTGCGCTTCTCGAAGATGAGACCCGATCTCGGTACGGCCCACTGACCGCCGACCGTAATCTGGTTGAACATCCTCCGTGACCACTGCACGAACTCGTGGTTGTCCACGTCGACCCCTGGCTTGACGCCGACGCCGTACTCGCCCTGCTCAGTCATCGCCGCGGTCGTATGCGGCCTGCTCGATGGCGAGGTAGGCGGCTTCGCGCTCGGGGCTACCGGGTGGCCCCATCTCCTGCGCTGCCTTCGTCTCCGCGACACCGCGCTGGTACTCGATCTCGTCGCGCCGTGCCTGCTCGTCCTCCCAGTCGTACTCTTCCATGCTCGGCATGTCGGCCCTTCTGATTGAGTGTGGGTCGGGAGGGGAGTAACCCTTCGTCCGGTGCCTCCCCTCCCGACAGATCACGCGCCCGTCAGCTTGACGAGTTCGCGCACCTTCTTGCGTACCTTCGACGTGTCGACCGCCATCTGAGCAATCGCACGCCGGACGATCTCCGACCTCGAGACCCCGTGCTTCTGGGCCAGTGCCTTCAGCGTCTCGCGGGTGTCGTCGTCGGTGTAGATCGACGTGTAGTTGTGCTTGTCATTCGCTGGCATCAGTTCCTTTCTCCTCGTCTTCCCAGCCGTGGATGATGTGGTCGTTCTTGACGTTCCTCATCCGGCAGGACATACAGAGGGTGTGTTCGGACTCTTCCTCTGCCCGGTGCCTGTTCTGACCGCACACCGGACAGGGCTCGACTGGACTCATAGCGCTCCTTCCTGCTATGCCTGCTACCCCTGAATGTTACACGCGGAAGCGCACGTCCAGGGGGTTTGCGTCGATGGGATCGGCGTCCGGGTCTTGATCGTTGAGCCAGTCGTAGCAGACGGGGCAGAGGCAGACGGTCTCGCCGTTGTCCTGCACCCATTCCATCCGCTGGTAGGAGTAGGCCACCTGACACACGTCGCACTCGAGGTAGTCCATCTCCTTCGACTGATCCTTCCTGAACTGCTCGAGGATCTTGTCGCCGTTGCTGACGGTCGGCGTGTAGATCGAGCCGGAGTACTTCGCTCCCGGCTTCTTCGTGAAGCCGTCCTTGTCGTACTCCTTGTCGAGCCACGACCACGCCTTCTTGACCTCCGGCACCTTGAACCTGACCACCGTCGTCTTGCGCCCAGCACGGAGGTGGATCATGGTGCCCTCTTCGATCTCGGTCACCGCGTTCTTCTTGATCTTCCCGATGTGCCTCTCGTGCGCTGCGATCACGCACCGCTCCGTCGAGGCGAAGAGGACGAGCCTCTTCGTCTCAAGGACAAAGAGCGGTGAGGACTGGCCTCTCGCCAGCGCCATCTCACGCGGGTTGCGCTCGTCGACCGCTGCGACCGCAGCCGCGCCGTCGAGCCCCTCCATCACCCGGTGCAGGAGGTTCAGCCCTCCATGCTCCGAGAGGGAGGCAGCGATGCACTCGCTGTCCACCAAGCCGAAGCGGTTGCGCTTCGCCTTCTTGAACACCTCCTTGTCGTTGTGGATGTGGCCGTTGTGGATGATGAAGAACGGCCCCCGCTTGATCGGGTGGTTGTTCTCCATGAACCCGTGGTGGCCCTGGGTCGCCCAGCGCGTGTGCCCGAGAACCGTCACCGTTCCCCGTGGCACCGAGCGCCGCTCGAGGTTGAAGTCCTTGGCACCACACGCTGCCTTCTGCCAGCGACCGACGCCCTCATCGGTGAGTGCCACGAACCCTGTCGCGTCTCCACCGCGATGCTCGATGTGTTCGAGCATCGTGGTCAGCATGGCGTCGAGGTTCAACGTGCCCACGTCGCCCTTGACGTGGATTCCTGCGATTCCGCACATGGCGTGCCTTTCTGATCAGAGTCCAACTTGGGATTCCAAGTCGGTCATACAGTGTGGGCCAGCCCGGGCGACATGCCGATCACGCCCTTGATCACCTCCCTCTCCGCGTCCGTGTAGTTGAAGCCGAGGATGAAGTCGACCTGGGCCTGAAGCGAGTCCCTGCTCCCGTTCACGTCGTAGCCGTGGATCGGGAGCCGGGAGCAGTCGTGCTTCAGCGCCCAATCGGTCAGCCCTGTCGCCAGCAGGATCCAGGCGTGCAGGGTCTGGGGCCGGGTGGACGAGTTGAACACGCGCCACTCCCACGTCGCCTGCTCCCAATAGTCGCAGGTGCAGTCCTGCCAGTCGCCGCACTTCACAGCCCCGCAGGAGCAGTAGTTGACCGCGGTCATGATCCGGCTGTAGTTGACGCCGTAGTACCGCTCCGACGGGTTCTGAAGCTGGAACACGTCCTTCGGCTTCAGGTCTGCCTTCTTGCGGAGGATCGAGGCGTAGTCCGTCGACGCTTCCTCCCTCCGGTGCCTCGCCCACCCCGCAGCAGCGATCCGGTAGATCGCCCCCTCGCAGTGGCAGAACGCCCCGTACACCGACGCCAGAGCTCGCGGTGTGACCCGCTTGCCGCCGAGGTCGTGCGCCGAGACATGGATGTGCGTCCCGGCGAGCGAACCCGTCCTGATCTCGCGGTCGTTGCGGAGCTTCCTCACCGCCGCGATCTGCTCGGAGAACTGAGCCGCGACGCGGTCGTCGTAGAGGTTGAGCCGGGAGTAGACGATCTCGACCCCGTCGTCGGAGAGCGAGCCGTCGTCCTTCACGTCGGTGTTGCCGTTGTACCAGCCGTTGCTGTCCCAGAGTTCCTGCACCCTGTCCATGCCGTGGCTGATCTCCTGTTCGATGCTGACGATCCTGGGTGAGCGCCCCGACGCCGGATCGAGCTTGATGATGTGCCGTGCCCGTGTGTTGACGAACGGGTCGGTCTCTTCGGACTGGTCACCGCAGCAGCGCCCCGCCGCCCTCTCGGTCTCGTATGCCTCACCGCAGTCGGGGCAGCGGTGGCGGCAGCAGTCGATGGCGTCGTCCTCGTACTCGTGGGTGTTGCCGCAGTTGGAGCAGCGGTAGCAGCACTCCATCATCTCGAGGCGGGTGTGGTACCTCGCCACGCACCCTGGGCAGACCCACTGGCAGCAGTCCTGCCGTGCCAACGCCGTGGTGTGAACCCTGGCGCAGTTGGTACAGGTGTACGTCTCCGCCAGCGGTGGCGGCTCGTAGCTGATCTCTGACATCTCCTTGCCTTTCTGGTCGTTGAACGTGGACGTGCAAGATCAGGCTCAGTCGTTCAGCACCCCCTCCTCACGCAGCCGTGCGCCCCACTCCTCGAGCGCACCTGCCTTCGTCCGTGCCTTGACGCCGTACTGCGTCTGGAGGTGCTTGAGGACGCTGCCCTGGCTGTGCTTGAGCCCTGTCCTCACCTCGATCTTGAGCGCGTAGTAGAGGCGCAGCCGCTGGAACGCCTCGATCCGGTCGGGGGTGTCGATCACGATGCTCACCACTCCCTCACTGCGTCGGAGATGACCTGATACATGGCTGTCAGCCAGAGGGCCGACCAAATGAACGACAAAAAAAAGACTGCGTAGATCACAGCAGCACCTTCTTGTAGAAGAGGAACGCCAGCGCCCCCCACCCGATCAGGGTGAGGGGGCTGACAGTCCAGGTGAACGCGATCAGGTAACAGACCGCGAGGATGGCGAGCGTGGCGAGGTTGATAGCCATCAGGCAGACAAGCCCCTCGCCGAGGCGGTTGTTCATCACCTTATTGACGACGTGCATGATCACGACTTGTAATCCCAAGTTGCAGGGATGGTGAGCATGTCGATGGTGAAGTGACCGCCCATGTCAGGGTGGTCGATGCGGCGCCCGTCGATCCAGGCGAGAGCATCGGCCACACCCGTGAACGGGCCGAACGTGGTCTGGTCGCCTTCTTCGTTGACGAAGTGGACGATGTGGACGACAGGGCTGACGACCTCGAGGTGCGAGACCGGGAGGTCAGCGACGACGTTGGAGAAGCGAACCGTCGCCACACCACCGTCGATGGACTCGACGGTGCCGATGCCGCATCCCTCGACGGCACCCTGCCAGTCACGGACGCGATCACCGCGCTTCATGACTCCTTCCTTCCCAGCACGCGGTGGATGCCGCGAACCTTGTAGACGAGACCCCAGCGGTAGAACGTGAGGCCGAGGCGGAACGGATACGGCTTGAACGTCACGACAGCACCTTGACGACCATGCCGTTGGCGACACGCACCCTCGCAGCCCAGGTGTGCGGCTTCGGGTAGTGCGGCCCCTCGACGGTGGTCTCACCATCGCGGGGAGCGGGGAAGGGGCCGGGGGAGAAGACGGCAACATCGTCGCCGTTCGCCACCGCTTCCTTCAGCGCCTTCTTACTCTTGAAGTTCGGATCGACGTACACCCGAACCTCCTTTCTGGTCGGGTCAACTTGGAATCCCAAGTTGGTGAGCGGCTTTCACCTCTCACTACCGTAGTATAGCAGGTTCCGCACTACCCCGCATGGCTCAACCATGCGATTTGGGACTAACGCCCACCTCTAGTAGACTGTACGAATGGCCCACCGAAATGTCTACGAGGCAGTCCTTCGCGCAGTGAGGCGCGGGGCACTGGTTCGACCTGACTCCTGCGAGGACTGCGGTGAGTCGGTCAAGGTGGAGGCCCATCACGAGGACTACTCCAAGCCGCTCGATGTGATCTGGCTCTGCCGCCCTTGCCACGGCGTCAGGCACCATCCTCGCCTGCCTGCCGGGTGGATCGGGGACGCACTGGCATGAGCGCCAACCCTGAGCCCTTCGACCTGTCCGAACCGGGCGCTGTCCGATCGGTCGAGCTGGTGACCGGGCCTGAGCTTCAGACCCTTGCGATCCCCGACGACGTGCTGCTCGAGGAGTTCCTGCCGAAGACGAAGTGGACGCGCAACCGCTCCCCGGAGGCACTGGAGCGGAAGAGGCTCGCTGACCTTGAGAAGCGGTGGGAGAAGTTCAAGCAGAATACCGACCGCGGCCACTTCCCCAATGGACGGCCTCTGCCGGAGCTGGATCGGCGCTGTATTCACGTCACCCCGATGGATGACGGGACGGGGAGGGTGATCGGGTGCCTGACCTACCGCAAGACTGGCGAGCAGCACTGTTACGCTCACTCGCCCGACTCACTGTGGAAGAAAGACCCTGAGACCGCGAAGGCGCACGGTGCGAAAGGCCGGCTGACCCTGCGGCGGCGAGCTGCACTGCGAGCGTTCTACACGCAGGGCGGCAAGACCTCGGTGCGGGGTCACCTGGCTGCACTGGCACACATCGAGAAGCACTCGATTGCGGAGAAGGTGATCCAGGCTGTCACCCTCGAGCCGGACACGCACGGGGAGGCTATGGCGCAGGCTGGACTGGCACTGCGACTGTTGGATGCCGTCGACCCGATGACGGAGGCACGCATCGAGCTTGCACTGCCCGACAGCCTGGAGGACGTGGAGGCGCTGGACTTCGAGACTATCGCTCGACTTGCTGGTGAGGACTCGAGCTCTAACTTGGAATCCCAAGTTGAAGCGAGGCTCGACGATGTTCGGGCATAAAAAAAGCCCCCGTCCGAAGACGGGGGCTTTCAACTCAAGTGGCGCAGTCGGGAATGGGTGCTACCTAGTTCTCGTCCGACTCCGAATCATCGGAGACGGTCGGATTGACGAACTCGCGGATGGCATCCGCGATGGCAACGACCGTTGCCTCGTCATGGTTGGACTGCGCCGCGCCGACTGCGAATCCGGCGAGGAACACATCCAGCGGCTCCGCGTGATCCAGCGCGTCAGCGATGGTCTCCGCGATGCCCTCACGGGCGAAGAATGCCGCGACGAGCGCGCTCGTATCAACATTCTTCTTCTTCTTCGTGCCAGCGACCGGGCCACTCGCGCCGACTGCGCCGCGTGACTCAAGGAGACCCTTGACCCCTGCGGCAGTCGGAACCTTCCCGGTGCGCCCGGTTGCCTTGACCGCTTCGGCATACAACTCCTTGCGGTCATCGGTCGGCAGGCGGTACAGCATTGCGAGCGTATCGACCGAACATCGGCCAGCATCCGCCGGGAGATCCTGCGCGACAGTGTAGGCACGCATCGCGGCGGAGCAACGGCCGAACGTCCAACCCGTCGTTGCCACCGCCCAATCCTTGAACTCTCCCAACTTGGAGTTGGTCTCGAACAAGGCTTGCGCGGTCAGCAGGTCTCCGCCGATGGCAACAGTCGCGGATGCGACCCCTGCCACCGCTTCGACGACGGTCTCCGTGATCGCCTTGAGCGATGCGCGGAGTTCGGTCAGTGTTGCGGTTTTAACAGCAGTCATCAGTGGTCTCGCTTTCGTGAGAGTTGGTGACTGCGCCACTTGAGTTTTCAAGGTTCGTGCGCGGAGGGAGTAAGGCAGTACCGAACTCCAACCGCTCACGCAGTGTAGCAGCAGCCGCGCTACCCCGCTCCGCTCAAGGCTACTGCCTGCGCCATTCCCGCTCCGGTGCGCCCGTCCAACTTGGAATACCAAGTTGCCCCCTGCCTGCGCCCGGTGCGCCAGCGCGAGGGTGCGCGGTTGGCGGTTTGGGCAACGCGGCGAGGGTGCGCCGTTGCGCGATGAGGCAACGCGGCCTCGATGCACCTCACCTGCCCTGGCGGCCCCCTCTCCCCCCGAGCGCGAGCGCGAGCGCCGGAGTCCCGGGGGGTGGTACCTCCACCAGATCAGGCGCGCCTTCGGAGTCCCACCCTCTCCACGCACAGCGCCTTATTCTGCTGCGTTGTTGACCTGACGGCGAATCACCAAGTAGACTCCGCAGCATGGATGAGAAGCCGAAGCGCAGGGCGGTCACCGTCAGGATCTCGGAGGACAAGTGGCGGCGGCTGAAGATGTGCCTGCTCAAGAACGACACCACGATGCAGCGTTCGTTCGAGAGCTACATCGACCGCTACGTCGCAGCGTTCGAGGCCAAGGAGAAGGAGGGTAAGACGTGACGGATGAACTCGTACCTTTGACGGACGAGGAGCATCAGGCGATGGTGGAATCGGTAAGCCCCGCCAGCGAGCTACTCGTTGCCGGAGAGGAGGGGGAGATGCCTGTACTTGTGATCGAAGACCTGAAGGTGGGCCGTCCTGCCCCGCCGCTCGAGGACTACGTCAAGGCCAACGTCGACGCCTGCATCGAGGCGATGGAGCGCGACGGCCTCAAGAACCCAATCGTCAACGGGGCCGACCGGATCCAGCGCGCCGAGGCGTATGCTCGCTGGCGCTGGCAGGGCTACGTCGACGGGCTCGTCGACTCCCTATGACCAAGCGCGAGGCGCTGATCCAGATTCAGGCCGTCCAGCCGGAGGTCTTGAAGATGATCAAGGACAACGGCTTCGTCTTCACCGACATCGGCAAGGAACCGGGAAACTGGCAGCACCTCGCGTTCACGCTCTACACGCACATCTGCGAGATCGAGACCATCGCCCGACAAACACTGGAGGAATCACAATGACCATCGTCACGAAGCTGCTCGACGCTCAGACCGACATCGAGGCCGCGAAGCAGGGTCTCGGAGGTGGAAACGGAGACGCGGCCAGGGAGTTCGCCCTCGCCAACACCGCGCTCGAGGACGCGATCATGCGCGTCAATAGGGCTTTCGCCAAGAAGAACGGGAAGTTCGAGACCGCCGATGTGGAGGCGGGTCTCTAGCCGACCGTGTTCGTGCCGAAGCAGAAAATCAGGATGAGCGCCGCAGCGATCAGGGCCAACATCACATCTTGAAAGGTGAGGTTCATGGGAACAGTGTCACCCGACGACCGGACGGCGAAACGCGACGAGGTCATAGCGAAGCTGATGGAGTCCCCCAAGGTCTACTTCAAGACCGTCTTCCGCGGCTTCCCGATGATCCACATCCGCGACAAGGCTCTGGTGGAGTCCCTCGCTTTGCGTGGAGCCTCCATCAACTGGTACACGAGATCGAGAAATCCCCAGGTGCGTGAGTGCGAGGTCATCCTCGGCCCCGGGTTCATGGCATGAGCGAGCCTGAGCAGATCCTCGTGGAGGCCGCGAGCCAAGTGCTTGGCGAGGTGGGCACCGCCCTGCGTAAGCGCGGCTGGGCGGTCGAGTTGTCGGCCGACCGAAACGAGGAGGGCATCTACTCGGTCAGCCTCCGCTACGAGCTTCCGAAAATGAAGATCCCGGTGGAGGCGACATGAGCGAGACCTACATCATCTCCACCACAGACGGGAAGAGCTCGGAGTTCCACACCCCCTCTGTCGAGGAGTTCCTCTACTCGCTCGACAAGGCGCTCGCAGACCCGTCAGTCCCTCTGCCTCACGCCTACATGGACACCCCGGACGGAGTCGAGTGGGCCGTCCACTTCAACCCCGACAACATCACTGCCGTCAGCGTTGCGACTCGTGGGCGATCCGGCGCCGCTCCCGCCTAGCCTCCGCCTGCCGCTCCTGCTCCGACATCAGGTTCCACTCCGGGTTACGGGACGCCGCCAGCACCGCTCTCTCCGTGATGTCAAGCTCGATCCCGCTGCGGTGAAGCTCGTCGGCCCGATCAGCCAAAGCCTGCATGTGCGACTGCGCCCGTGAGTGTTCGGCCGAGCGGCGGTTCTGATCCATCTGCGCCCGGATCAGAGAGCTTCGCTCCTCCGGCGACATCCGTCTCCACTCCTCCTCACCGACCCCTGCCCGGGCGTGACGTGCCGCCTCCTCATGCCGGGTGATGAACTCCTCGAACGTGCTGGCGTTCACATCCGCTCCACGGGTGATCTCCGTCAGCGAGGGCCGGGTGTTAACCCCGGTGTCGAGGCCCAGGTCGGCAAGGGTCTCATGCGGCTCGATACGAGCCGGCGTCGGGTGACCTATCGCACCCATCACCGCCTCCGTCGCCCGGTCGAGAGAATCGCCTCTGGCGGGGAGACCGCTCGAGACCCTGTCGGCCGCGTCGTCTCTCTCCGCCCTCGACATCCGCGCCCACTCGTCGTGGGTGTGCTGCGACCGGGCCTCGTACCAGTGCGGCTCGAAGGTCAGCGACGGGCCTTCGTCAGCGGGACGGTGTTCGCTCGCTCTCGGCACCGAGATCCCCGATGTCCTCTGCTCCCACTCGTCGGGATCCTGAATCTTCTTCAGAAGATCCACGATCCCCTGGCCCCGGGCGTAGGACGGAAGCTCGTAGCGAGGGTCGTCGCCTCCCTCCGGGCTTCGCTGGTAGCCCTCGAGGATCTTCATGGACTTGGCGAAAGCGCGGGGGCTGGCGTCGTTGGTCTGAAGCTGCTGCCGGATCCCAGAGGCGTAGGAAGCCGCCCTGCGCGGATCGGTCATCATACTCTCCGCCACCGAGGTCAGGTCTTCGAGCTGGCTTTGCAGGAGGCCCAGCGACTGCCGCTCGGTGTAAGGGGTGTACTTCTTCTCCCCCGGCTTCATCTGGCTCCGCAGAACCGACGCCGCGACCTTGACGTTGACGGGCATCGCGTCAATCGGAATCCCATGCTCCTGAAAGCGGTTGTTGAGCGGAGCCATGAAGTCGTGCAGCACCTCTCGCGGGACAGAGCGGTCGGTGTGGGAGAGCATGTTGATGTGAGAGTGGGCGTCGTTCATAGTCACGTCGTTGTAGACATTCCTGATCGGCTGGTCGGCGCCGGGAGGGATGAACCTGTAGGTCGGGGACTGCTCCGTCTCGGTGTTGACGATCCGGCCTCCGGGGACAGCCAGCGAATCCCACTCTCTGGGGCCAGCGTGAGACTTCGTCCCCCACGGGAAGACCGCCATCGCAGATCCCGCCGCCGCGTACAGGTTCCAGGGCGTCGGGTGCTTCTTCGCCTCCCTGAACGGAGTCAGGGTCTCATGCACGAACGACGGAGCGACATCGGTGTTCGGTGCGTCCGACTGGATCATCCCGGCGAAGCGATCGAGGAAGTGGGCAAACTCCTTGGCGCTCTTGCGATCCTTCTTCGGAACCGCGATCTCGAGCGCCCTGCGCTCCGCCCCCGTGACGGCACGGTCGACCCCACGGTAGGCGTCACGGACAGACGAGAGGAAACCCATCCACCCGATCATAGGAGGGCACCATGTCGACATCGCCAACCCAGAGGACGCTGAGAGAGCTTCGCAACCAGGGAAGGGTGTGCGGGATCGTGGAGCGCTACAACTCGTTCGTCGGGCCGCACGGGATCCGGCAAGACCTGTTCGGGATCATCGACATCATCGCCTTGGATCCAGAGAGGGGCGTCGTCGGGATCCAGTCCTGCGGTTCCGACTTCGCCGCCCACGAGCGGAAGATCCTCGAGGAGAGAGCGCAGGAGTCCATCGACTGGCTCTCGACACCGGGCACCGTGCTTGAGCTCTGGGGCTGGCGTAAGGTGAAGCTGAAGCGGGGAGGGGTGGCCATGCGCTGGCAACCGCGGCTGAGAGAGTTCACGCTGGCCGACTTCTCTGAGACGATGCAACTTGGAATCCCAAGTTAGGAGAACAGAGATGAGCCTCGAGACCGTAACGAGCATCACGATCACCTGCGACAACGAGGCGTGTCCGGGCAACAGCCTCGACCCGGCGAGTCGGTCGGGCTGGATCCAGATCAACGCATCCGTGACCCCGGCTCTGCCTGAGGGGATGACGGGCTATGTGATGCCGATCATGTCCCCGACGCAGTACTTCTGCTCCCCGGCCTGCGCTGGCAGCGTCGAGCAGGCGCTCGTCGCCGCCGAGGAGGCGCGTGAGGCAGCGGCCAATCCGCCCGAGGCGAACGTCGACCTGCCCGAGTCCGAGGCGAAGACGACGAAGTCGAGGGCGAGGAAGTAAATGGCGACGATCAGCAAGACCGACTTCCCCTACACCGGGCCGTACTCGGTCGAGGGCGACGGGAAGCACAAGGGGAACACGGCCCTCGCCCTGAAGAGGGCGATGTCCCGGCTCGGGTTCCTGCCGTGGGAGCCCGAGGTCTGGGACAACGCCTTCAACAAGAAGCTGGAGGCCGCGCTCGATGAGTGGGATCCGGGCAAGAACGGCTACGGCACCGGCCGCTACGACAAGATCCGCGCTGCCGTAATCAAGAAGGGTCTGCCTCACGCCGGGGAGCAGGCGCTCGACAACCCCGCGATCAATCAGGTGCAGACCGAGTACGCCTCCATGCAGGGGTCGAAGGTTCCGGCCTGGGGGCCAGTCGAGAGCGGCGGCTGCTCCCTGCTCGACTTCGCGCTCTCGCATGCCACCTCGGGGATCGCGCTCTTCCCCGCCACCGACACGATCTGGACGAAGGGGACGGCGATCCTCGCGCCCGAGAAGGTGAAGGTGACGAAGGCGTCAAGCTCCAATCCGGGTGATGCCTGCTACCTGATCGGGG